CGCAATATTCGTCCCTGCGATTTCTTGTGCTGGTGTCGATTGAGTTGTCAACTTAATGCTTGTGTCACCCGATGCGAATTGATTAGTCGGTGTCGATGCGCTCACTTGGTAACCATTGATATTGAAATCACCATAGGTGCGACCTCCAATATCATTGAAAAATTTACTTGCAACATCAGCACCCAATGAATAGGTGAACATCAGATTTGCGCGTTGCAGGTCAGTTGTCGATTCGATGGTGATGTCCTTACCAATGTCAAGTCGTGATGTCCAATCGACTTGACCTCCGCTACCAAGGTAATTGACCATTGATTGCATAATAAGATGATTGTCACGAGTTCGGTCGGGAACGACAACGAGGTTATGCATCCGAATGACATCGCGAATGAAGTCAACCTGCTTAATATCGGGCGCGAGTTCACTCATCGTGATAGGCACGTTATTGGTCACATCACCTACTTGAATGATTCGCCAACCCGTACCATCGTTAGTCGTTGTCGAATAGATGAATACTTGTGGAACTGGTATCTCAAGCATCGCGAGGTTATAAATGCGATACTTCACTCGGTAGGTATGACCTCCTATGAGGTTGAAAAAATTAGGAGTGTGACCACTGATATCTTGGTTGCCTGTATTCCCGTTCGTAATACTACCTGCTAAGTAATCGATGTTTGATGTGGTATCGGTTAAGAAGACTTGAATTATACGACCGTTACTCACGGGTGATGCCACGAACATATGAGTCCAAAAATCGAAGTAATAAACGCAGTCAAGTGGTGCGGTGAACACATCACTCGCATACACTCCATCGTTGTCGATTATCGCGGTAGTGCCAGTGAGATAACCACCGCTTGTGATGCTTTGATTCGCGGTGATTTGTGCAGTAAATAAGTACTTAGTTGGGTCGAATAACGAAGTGCGTGTAATGAATGGCATATAGTAATTCTCAAGCACTGCGATGAGGTCATCAGCATCGTATGTGAATCCTGCATCGCTCATCACTTGCTCGAATATCCATCGCCACTTCACTGATGGTGTGAGGTCTGCCGCCCATACTGGATTCGATGAATTTAATACAGGTCTGCTTAGTTCCGTTCCCGTTTCGTCCCAATGCTGACCTCGGTCGATAAGCGAGTATATATAGTCACCTGTCGTGTCAAGCACTGTCGTGTTATCGCAAACGTGGTCAAGCGTTGGCATCGCACTTAAATCCTTCAACTTGCCATCACCGATATTGCGCAGGAGGTCGGGAGTTTCTGAATAGAACGTGAGTTGCACATCGGTAAATCGGTCGAGTTGCTTGAATGCTCTCATCACTCTAATATGACCTTTGATGATGGGCAATGTGTTCACTCGAATCTCGGCAGGTATCTTCGTGTTGAATAGCGTGTCGGTTGTGCCATCGTTAAGATAGTTGACATCGCCTACCGCACCGAGTACTTGTTGATTTCGGTCGGTTAGTGGGACTCTAAACTCACGCGAATAACTTCCCACTGTACTAAAGTCGCTTATGTCGGTGAATGACCAATTCTGCGAAATCGATTCATTCTCGTAAAGGTCAAGATAATAGTCCGATGCGGTTCCAATGGTAAAGGTAAAATAGACTCCCGTACCGATAAGTGAGGGGTCATCTGCGATATATATTAGAGTGCCGCTATATGGGTGACTTATACACGCTAAACTACTCGCTTCACCATCGACTTGAACTACGTCAAGCAAACTTCCAGACTCGTTATATACGTTGATAAACGCATTTAAGTCCAATAATTGTTGATAGAATTCGCATCCAATCCAAGGGTCATCAATCTCGCTTATATAAATTTTCGAATCGGCAGTATTAACGGATTGTATGCCGCTTGTATAAGTAGTTGAGTTGCCTTTTCTGACAATTAATTCGACTTCGTTTATCATGACCAGTAATCTTGAGATTGAGTGACTGTGAGAGTCACGTTGTACAACTTACCATTCCGCTCTTTTTTCTCATTGAATGTCGTGTCCGCTATCGACACTGGTGTCTGACTACCATCTGCGTTGATGATTTGCACTTGTTTTGAAAATAGGAGATTCTTCAAAAAAACATACTCCTCCTCCTGCACCCAATCGCTCGTGATAGTCAAATTGCGAGTGACGATATTTTCGCGGTCAGTGAGTTGGCGGTCGGCAGGTAAGAAGATATCGGTTGAGTTGCGATAAAGAACTCGTCTATATTGCTTACGTTCGATGCCGCTTGTGTACTCGTTTTTTTTGATGAAGTTGAAGTAATCCCAACCACCTCGCGAGTTAACCCATCCAAGTCTAACCATATCATATCGGCAGTCGTGTTGACCCCACACTGCCGAGTTGTAAAAGCAGTACCGAATTGCTGATGGATTATTGCCCGAATCCTTTATGATGATAGTGTAATATCTCCAATTCGGAGTGTTCGCAGGTGTCTGAGTAACCGACCCATCTGCGCTGATATTCGCAGGGTAGCAACCCACGTGAAGAATGCCACTTGTTTCGGTGGTTGCCAATGTGGAACTATATGACGCGCCATATGAATTAAATATGGCATACGTTACCGAATAAGGTGGTTCGTTCAGCGTATATAAATCCGTTGGTGTGAATGAAAGCACTCCGTAATCACTGTCGAATGCAGGTATAAATACATATGGATTGAGATACAAACTGAATGAGTCCGACTTATACCAACGATGCGTGTCAACTGTGCGGTCGGTTAGCACTTGAGCGGTCGTTGTGCCAAGAGCGAACGAATATGATTGGTCAGTGCTATCGACATTCGGTAGATATCCCATTGATGGTTGAAGTGATGCATTGAAGATATCGAAGTCCTCACTTGTTCGTGCTGACTCGTTCTCGGTGAGCACCGCATCAATGACCCACCATTCTTGAATCTCGACATTATAGGTGTCTATTCCCTTGCCAAGCGGTTCGCTCACATAGGTCGTGAATGGATTCGAATGCCATCCAGTTGCCGAGTCTTCGTTGCTCAACTTAACAACACTTTGCAAGTCGAATATCAACTTGCCTTCGGGGTCGGGTGATACAAAGAATTGAAGTACTTGACCACTGCTTGTGATGGTCACCTTCACTCCATACTTGAATTGAGGTTGAGCAGAGTTGCTACTGGACGCGATGAACATCAGTCGCTGACCACGAGGGGTCATTAAGTATGGTGATGATAGTATCGTTATTGCCATTATTTTATGCCTTTACCGCTCTTGGTGCGTTGGTTAAGTAGTAATCTTTTTTCAAGTTCGTTCGTCAATAGATTGAAGAAGTCATCACCTCGCGAGTCTATCTCCTCAGTAATCGCTTCATTAAAGTATTTGATGCCAACAATGCCTCGCTTACCAATGCTCTGCGCGATATTCCAAGCGGCAGAGCGAAGTCGTGACTCAGTGGTCTTAATGAACTGACCATTCTTATTTCGCAACTTCAACTTTCGGTCATTAATCCAATCATAAATCGCTTGAGATGGAGGTGCTTTTGAGTTCGGTTTGCGACCATACTCGATGATGTCTGCGTATTGCTTAGTATCAGTCGAGTTCGTGGTGAAGTCCATCGTATACTTATTGTTACGAACCTTCAACTTATAAGTTAGCGACCGCATTAAGTTGCCAGTTGCAACTCGGTTGCGTTGCTTACCTCGGATTGAACGGTTAATACGAAGATTGCTCATCGCCCTCTTCACGACTGCCTCGCCAAAGTTCTCAAGTATGTCGATTGTGACCTCGTCTTTTGCCATTATATCAGCATTATTCGGTTATGTTCCACGGTGATGCCGCGATGATGGCATTGGTGATGACCGAGTCATCCTCGCCCCACGATTGAACGATGGTCTTATCGATAGCACAATGACCATCATACAACTTTGATTCAACATCGTCAAGCAGTTGGTAGTATGCGATGCAATCGGGGTAAGAAAGCACCCACCCAATTTTTGTGGCGGTTACATTGAAGTAAGGAATCGGAGTGTCTAAGGTTGCTATTATCATAATTATGCAGTAAAATATGTTCCGTTGAGTTGAATGAATAAGACACTTGACGCAGTGCCTGAACTAAAAAACCAATTATATGACACCGTTGGAGATTGCTTTCGAAGTCCTCCGTACCAACCAAGTGGTGGATTCACAGTTTGCGTTGCACCTAATGTGGCAAGATATCGAAATAAGTAGGTATTCGCGGTTGTACCAAGTCCTCCGAATGTCACTGGAATAGGCATATCACTGGGATGGTCGAACTGCACGTTCGAATTGGTTGCCGCAGTTCCGTAAGTGAAGTAAAACGAGAAGTGAACTACGTTGCCCACTTGAAACCATCTATACTTGAGATTCGTTGTACCCGTTGGTGCGGCAGTACTCCAAGTTATGGTTTGAGTAAATGTCTGCTCACCCAAGTCTTTAAAGTTGAATGATGCAGGGATTGCACTCGAGGCAGTATTATTTGCCTTCATCGTATATGCCGAGTAACTCGCTTGACCATTGAACGTACTCCAATCAGTTGACGTAAGATAACCATTAACCGATGCACTTGCCGCAGGTATCGATATCGTATTCGTACTTCGGTTCAGTGGAGTTGAAAATGTCAATGCACTTTCCTTGGCATTGAATGTTGTGAAATCAGCACTCGATAATGCACCGCGATTTGTTGCCGATGCCGTGGGTAAATTGAATGTATGAGTTGTACCTGCCGATGACACATTGAAGTTAGTACCACTTGTCCCCGTAGCGATGGTCTGAACTGCTCCCGTTAAAGTATTCAAGGCAGTCATTCCAGTCCCTGCCATTATCCCCGACTGTTGCGTCACGATAGCGAGAACTGATGATGTCGATGGTGGTGGACTACCTGCGGCATAAAAATGAAGAGTCACGTTAGTGTGATTCGTAGTTGACCACATCAACTGATAATAGTCACCTGCGAGAGGTTCAATCATATAGTTCCAACCTGCTATCGTATGACCTTCAAGACCTGCGCCCGTTGACCTCCGCTTTGGAACAGTGACATAACCAGTGCTTCCCAGAACATCAACTCCGTTTTTGCGAATCCAAATCGACACATCGTGTTCGACATTATCGGTATTCTGAATTTGCACACTAAAGTTTAGGTTATAGATGCCTGTATTATCGAACGTGATTCGAGTTAAGTTAGCACCATCGGTAACAACACGCACTTGATTCTCGAAATCAACGACTCGAAAAATCATCGCGTAACCTGTATTATCAACTGCGGCAGTCTGCGTTGATGTGTCCTGCCAACCACCATAGTAACCTGTTGGTGTAGGTGTAGCGGTATTATTCAATACACCTGCACCCGTTAGTGTCAGACCACTGCCGACACTAATCTCCTGCATCACTCCCGTTCCTGCAGTATAGCGACCCACTAACTTCGAAGTATTCATCGAGGTCGTTATAGTGCCGCTTGATGTGATAGTGCCTCCCGATATCAATCCTGCCGTTCCAACCGATGTCACCGTACCTGCGTTAATAGTTGGTTTATTCAGTATCTGCGCGACTCCACTTACCGCATTCCAATCAGAGTTGACTTGAGCCGCCGGTATGGTCGGTTTGTTTTTGATGTAGTCAAGTGCCGATATCGATGCTTGAGTCCAATCCGATTGAATCTGCGCGGCAGGTATTGTTGGGAATGTCGCGAGAGTACCATCACCACGAACATACTGCGATGTGCTACCTGCACCCGTTACCGCTATCGTTCCCGATGTGGTCACTGGTGAACTTGCAACACTGAATGCAGTCGGCATCGTTAGTCCTACCGATGTCACCGTGCCACTACCACCACCTGCTGGTGTTGATGCTATCCACTTACCTGTTGCTGTGTTGAATGTAAGCACCTGCGCATTCGTTGGGGATGTCGCATTGACATCGGTCAAGTCATCCAAGTTAGCAGGTATGCTTGGTTGATTGCTCAAGTCGGTATAACTGCCACTTGTCGCAACTGTGGCGAGTGATGGTTTGTTCTTTATGTAATCAACTTGACCATTGTCTGATTGCGTCCAATTGCTCTGAACTTGCGTAGGCACATCGCCTATGGTGATGAATCCACTGTCATTAGTTAACTCACTCGTCAAGGTTGGTATCGGTGGGATATCACCCGAAGTAATGAATCCGCTATCGTTGGTCAACTCGCTTGTGAGAGTTGGAATAGTAGGCAGATTGATTAGGTCATTATAATCGCCACTCGTTGCTACTGCCGCAAGTGATGTGATGTCTACTTTGAGGTCGAGCGCATCTTGCAAGTCGGTCTGATTGGTAAGAAGTCCTCCAATCGTTCCCCAATTCGTACCAATATCGCCAGTCGCATCGAATTGAACTCGTCCATCGCCAAGGTCGGTGATGGTCATATTCGCTCCTGCCGTGACATCGAGAATCGTCTGAATAGCGTTATCAGTTCCGTTGGTGCGAAGTATGATACTCGCTCCACCACCTCCACCCGTTCCACCGCTACCACTTCCGCCAATTGCCCAATCAGCAGGGATATCACAAGCACTCCAATTATTCGCAAAGGTCATCGACAACTTGCAATTGACTCCGGTGAGCGTGTGCGTATACTCCTCGATGAACGGCTCGATTGTCGTACCGCTGTCGAGTGTAACATCATCACCGAATATCACACCTCCGTTTTTTATCTCGCTGATTAAATCCTCGGCTAATCGGATGCAATCACTTAATGACTCACGTTGATATTCGGTCGGTGTCTCCTTATCGCGAGGCAAGTCGGCAAATATCACATCGAACTCATATGATATCGAACCATCGGCAGGAGTCATCGACACTGGCACGATATGCATCCAAGAGTACTCGTTATCCATTGTGATATCGGTCACATCGATTTGTCCGTGAGAGAATCGTCTGATGAGATAGTGACCATCAGCGAACGCTTTGAATCGCTCGATTACTACATTATATGATACCTTAGTTAGCATTGCTTGTCATTCTTATTTGTTGTCGTTGAGCATCGTTGTAATCACGCATATAACTCAAGTGTGTCATCACCTCATACACTGGTCGGTTAAGCACTGCATCGAACTTGGTGATGTCCCTATCGGTAATCGATTCGATGATGTGCATCCATCCCCATCTGCTTAGGTCATTGCCTCCAACTCCTTCATCACCCTCGTCTTCTCCGCTTCCAAAAAGTGAAGAGAACTTTGCACCAATTCTTTGAGAATAGTCGAAAAAAAAACCATCGCACCCTGCACTTGTGCCATCGTCATCGTATTGATGGTGTCGAGGTAGTACTTCACTCGGTCAACATCATATGCTTCGAGTTCATACCACTTACCGAATCGATGTTTAATCGGTCGATAAAGTATCGCCATTAAGTTCGGTAGGTTCGCGTAGTCGAGTACCTCATTACCCTTCCATATCGCTTGAGCATAAGAGTCGAGGTCGATGTGTTCACGCAGTGTGATAGCATCGATGTCGGGGATGAATGCGAGGTCAGCATCACCCTTGACGATATACTCCATCTTTGGAGTACCAACCTCAAGAGCGTTCGCGTATTCGTTCACTATCGTTTCAATCGTATTCACTTGCCATCCTTCGACAGTGCGCTTCGATGCACCAGTGATGAGCATCACCCTATCGACATCCGACTTCAACGCGTGATAGCGCACGAATGTACCGAGCGTTATATCATCGTATCGTTGGGGTACTGTCACTTTCATAAATTCGCGGCAATGTGGATGATTGGTTGACCCTCTTCTCCCGTTATCTCGGTGCGTTCCACAAATCCTCGCTTCTTCCCCTTGGTCTTGAGATAGAAGATAGTTGATGCCACATCACCCTTGTCGATGAGCGTATGCAACTTTGATTCTGCGAAGTCGATGACCGATTCAGATACCGAATCAATCTCTTGCTTATACTCCTCATCATTCTTCAACCAATCATAATGAGTCCATCGATTGATGCCAACTTCAGCACACGCGGTCGATACGATGCCAAGTGATTTCTTCATCGCTTCGACCATCGCTTTTTTTGTTTGTTGGGTTTGTTGGTTCATCTCGTGTCTAAAAATACGTTTTTCCTTATTTTACTGGTGTTTCATCGGTGGCAAAATCGCACTTACTTGCGTTCTGACCACTGCATCTGACACACTGCATATCGTTGTTGCGCATCACTATACTCGGTTATCATCTTACTCTCTGCCATACAACGACCGATGAATGCGCTCTTGTCTTCTTTATTGGTTGGGTTAGGCAGTGGCATAGTCTTCTCGTTTAAACATTATTGCTTTAGCGTGTGGCGCACGTTGGTTTATCTTATCTACCTGCTCTTGGTTATTATCGTAGTGAGTGCCTATGTGGTGCTTCATCACGAATGTATACTTATCCTTTCCTTCAGTGAATATCACGTTCGCTCTGCTTATGCCAATGCGGTCTGCCGTATTATATACGGATTGCGCCTCCGTTTTTCTTCGGGCGGTCAGAATGAGGACTTCGAATCCATCGGCAATCTTGTTTTTTGCAAGTCTTTTTCCTTCGGGAGTCGATAGGACACCATCGTAGTCAAACGAGATGCGTGTTCGGGCAAGTAGGTTAATCATTGTTGAGTGAGTTTACTTGTTTTTTGAGTTCGTTTAGAATGAGGTTAGCGTTGCAGGTCGTGCATCCGATTTTTTGGTCGCTCATCTTGTTGAACCACCTTGCGAGTTCGGTCACCACCTTGGGGTCATTGACGCTGCCCGATTTCGGAAGTGAGTCGATGAATGCTTTGAGTCGCTCGGCATCGTCATCGGTTAGGTTATATCTCCCCCACTTGCCAACTGGACACTCTGCGAGTCTTAACCACGATTTGAGTCGCATATCGCAACCGCATAACCTCGCTTTTCTTCGGTAGTACGTCACTTCATTCTCATCGGGTTCGTCCTCCACTTTATTACCGATAAACTTAGTACCGCACGAGTGACTGGATGCCTTATAATACTTGCATCCACGACAAGTGTCAAATCGTTTCTTTCGGATATTTAGAGGGACATTAAAGTTGATGAACATTGCGCTTGATTTTATTGATTGCCTTCTCGACTAATTTATATAAGGTCTTGACTTCGATACCTGTTTCGTCACTACATCGCTGATATGAGAAGTCGGTCATCATATAGAGTCGGAGCATCGTGGCATCAAGGTCGGGCATCATCGCAATGTAAGCATCGAGATACTCATTATCGAGTCTGCTACCTAACCACGGAGCATCGCGTTCGCTTTCGTATGCGCGTGAGTCGCTCATCCATCGTGACTCATAGTTGCGATATTTAGTGCCGTAACGACTTGACTTATCGATTGCCATCAAGTAGAGTGAGCGGTTGACATAGGCGAAGAGTCCTCCATCGTGAGCGAGTTGGCATAACTTGTCACTTTGGTTCTCGAATAACTTGAGCATCGTTTCGGACAACAAATCATCGCCCTTCACGCGGTCACGCATCAGACCCGTGGCGAATCGTTGCCATATGGTAAAGTGCTTAGTCAATTCGATATCTATGTTGCAAGTTGTCAACGTGTGATGTGTGTAGCACTAATGTGACATATCTTTGTCAAATGTAACCACGGCATACGATGCGTATGCGCTAAAACGATTGACAATGGATAAAGTGAGTAAGTTAGAGCAGTTCATCTTGGACGAATTCGGTACGCGTGACCTATGCGCCAAGCGACTGCGCGTATCGCGATGGACAATATACCGTTGGATTGAACGACCCGATGCTATCCAGTACAAGCATCTCAAGCGATTAAGCGAGGTCACTAATAAAGACCTTTGTCATATAGTAAGTAACCACATTAATAATTAATCATATGAGCAGTTTCGTAACTCAATCGAATAGCGGCAGTCTATTCAAGAACACTAAAAAGACCGAAGATAAGCATCCCGATTATTACGGGTCGCTGATGGTCGGCACAACCGAGATGCAGTTGGCAGGTTGGATTAAGCAAGGTAAAAATGGGACATTCCTATCACTTAAGTTGAGCGAGAAGTACCAAGCACCATCGCAGTCATCGCAATCATCATCATCATCTAATCGAGTGCATAATGAAGATGCCATCGTCTTGGATAACCTCCCATTCTAAGTGCAATCACTTAGAACCACTTGAGTTGAGTTATCGTGACTTTATCGATGATGCTATTAAGCGCGTTGAAAAGGGCGAGAACCAACTCAAGTGTCCTCATTGCTTGCGTTATATATGGGCATCTGATTACTTGACTGAACTATGAACTCACTGGATAACATACTTGCATTAATATCGCCTAAAGAGCATAAGAGGTCACTCATTGCGCTTTATCCGATACTAAATGTGGATGCTCAATCAGAGGTCACCTTGCGTATCGCTCAATTCGATGAGCGTGATAAGTCGATTGATGACTCGTTCAAAGCGATATGCGATTGCGTGTCGCTAATCACTGGTGTCGATGATATCCATCTTACCACGAGCAGGAGAAGAGGTGATGTGATGGCACGGCAGATGGTTGTGTATTGTGCTTGTGCCGAATTCGTGGCAACTCGTAAGTTAACGCTGAAATCAGTGGGTGCTTATTTCGATAAGCACTTCAGTCACGCACTGATCATCCATTCGCGCAAGAATATTGCTGACCTATATATGACCGATATTATTATAAAAAATCAGATGGATGCGATTGCACTTTGCTTATATCAAAACGGACTTATTCAAACATCACTATGCCTCAAGTAGACCAACTCGTTAATGTCACCGATGATGCTTTGACTCATCGTGAACTTATTGCACTCGATGCGCCAGTGGTGAGTGCGCGTCAGTACAAGAATCACTCACTCATAATCCAAGAGTTGCACCAAGAGCGACTTGAGTCATATGCTAAAAAGCGAAAAATCACAGTTGATAAGGCAACTTATGAGTTAATGCGATTGCATCGTGAACAAATCAATATCGCAAGTCATATAAGTTACATCATAGGCACGAATCATAATGCCTATATGCATCGCTTAACCGACCTGCACGAGAATCCTTGGTTCATCCGATGATTGAGTTCCTTCCCAAACAACTTGAGTGCCTTAAAGCACTTGCAATCGACTCTCCTTATGATGTAATCCTTTTCGGAGGAGGCGCAGGAGGGTCGAAGTCGTTTATTGGTTGTGCGTGGCAGATACAACGCAGGTTGAAGTATAAGGGGACGAGAGGTCTTATTGGTCGTTCGAAACTCGATACGCTAAAGAAGACGACTTTAAAGACTTTTTTTGAGGTAGCAGGGATGTTTGGACTCATCGCGAATAAGCATTACCAGTACAATGCTCAATCAAACATCATCACGTTCGCCAATGGAAGTGAGATAGTATTAAAAGACCTCTTTGCTTATCCTTCCGACCCCTCATTCGACTCACTTGGGTCGCTTGAAATCACCGACTATTATGTAGATGAGTGTTCACAGGTGTCAAAGAAAGCGATTGACATTGTCAAGAGTCGTGTGCGTTATAAGTTGAATGAGTATAACTTGCCTCCTAAGGGACTGCTGACCTGCAATCCATCTAAGGGTTGGTTATATAATGAGTTCTTCGCGCCTTGGACGATGGGCGAGTTGCCGAGTCATATGGCATTTATTCAAGCGAGGGCAATTGATAATCCGCATCTGCCATCATCATATATCGAAACTTTATCCAAGTTGCCCGAGGTTGACCGCAAACGTCTGCTCGATGGCGATTGGAACTATGATGATTCGAACGATGCACTGTATTCAACGGATGATGTGCTTCGATGCTTTCGTGATGGGGAGTCAACCGGTGAGTTATTCATCACTGCCGATATCGCTCGACTCGGCAAGGATAGGTCGGTCATTGGTCTATGGCGAGGACTGTCGCTTATCCAAGTCATTGAGTTACGAAGAAAGCGAGTAACGGAGGTTGCAGATGCAATTAAGAACCTTGCTAATCTCAAGTATGTGAAGTTAGGCAATATAATCATCGATGAAGATGGTGTCGGAGGAGGTGTCTGCGACATTGTCAAGGGGACACGCGGATTCCGTAACGGGTCGAAAGCAACCCAGTCAGAACGATTCGTAAATCTCAAAGCAGAGTGCTATTTCAAGTTGGCAGAGTTCATCGAGTTCGGTCGTATGGTCTTCCCTGCCGAGTTTCGTGATGTTATCGTGCGTGAACTCGATATGATTAGGCGAAAAAATCCCGATGGAGATTCGAAGTTATCGGTCACCAGTAAAGATGAGATTCAACGTATGCACGGGGTGTCACCCGATTACGCAGATATGATAATGATGCGAATGTTCTTCGAATTGTTCCCAAATTACGGTAAGTACTCCTACGTCTAAAATAGTTTTTCAACACTAAAGTCCGCGTCATTACTGACTTTATCGCAGTTATTAACAATACGCGATGAAAATAATTTAACCGCGATGTCGAACGTAGCAAAAATGCTACATATATTTGCCGAGTCAAAAAAACACAATAAGACAATGAGCATCAAAATTGAAAAGCACCGCGAGTCAGTAAACAAAGAATGGTTAACCGCTAACCGCGAATGGGTGATTCCAATGATTAACGAGGCAATTGCCAAGCAACATTCATCGTGCGCACCCACAACTCTTCGTAGAGTGATGGAACTTCTTATGTGGACTAAACCATATATGCCACTAAAAAAGATGTCACCTTACTTTATGCCAACTTGGATAGATGATGCAATGAGCATCGACAAAAAAGCATTTAACCGCACTGCTTTTTGGGATGCGGACACTATGCGTCAGCGTCAAGGTTCATCACAATTCAATTAATCAGCAATCACTTAAATAATCAATCATATGTACACTCTTCTTATCAACAACATCCCCAACCGCACATCTCAGACATTCGAATTCCGCAACATACGCGAAGCACTCAACTCATTCATTGAGCGATGCGATGCTCTTGACCTCGAATATCGCGAGGATAACAATGGCAACTTCATCGCAGGTGGCATCAGTCGCGATTGGGAACTTGAACTAATTAGCAACTTTTAAATCAATCTATATGTCAAAAAAGACTATCACTCACGTTATCCATCGCCCAATGGCGGTTGATACCATCACCATCGAACTACCATACTACTGCCGCCCCAAGGGAAGACCGTGGTTACATCACTGCATCATCGATGATAACATCGTTTTGAATGTGCTTAGTTCGCCAAGTGGCGGATTCATCAGCACCAGTGACGATGTAAGCAAGTTGATGAACGACTTTGAAATCGAACCCATCACTCGCGAACAATTTATTGAGGTATACGCATTCGTTACTGATTCATTCACTAAACTACTCCCATACGATGGACACAACGACAATTGATTCACTTCAAAAGTTCAACGCACGATTGAACTCACAACCAACTGACGAGGGAGTTGAATCGACTCCCGATGGCAAGGCACGAACTCTCGTCATCAGTCACATTGAGATGACACTGGATGAGTTGTATTTCGGTCAGTGGTCGACCGAGTCATTCCAATGGTCAGCGATTGCCAATGAGGTGCAAGGTTGCCTTGAACTTGTGGTGGTGCATCCAATCACAGGGGAGCGCATTAAGCGCACTGGATGCGCTTCGGTTATCATAATGGTCGACCGAGTTCCCGATGCTCTCAAGAATGACCCTCAAGCACGAAATCAATGGGCATTGTCACCATCGAACAAAAAACCGAACGCTCTCGATATGGCATTCCCGAAACTTAAAGCGGAGTGCCTCAAGAATGCCGCTCAGTCACTGGGTAAAATATTCGGTCGTGACTTGAACCGCAAGAATGTGGACACATATCGCCCATTCAAGTTGCAAAGCGCGGTCGTTGAGTTACCACCATCAACAATGTCTAAGTTAGAGCAAGGCATCATAAGCGGTGCAGACGAGTTCGAGATTCGTAACGCGATGGATGCACTTGCGGAGTTGATGTCCGAAGAGCAAAAAACCAAATTAACCCAACTAATAAATTCAAGACAATGAACCAGTATGTAGCAGATGCGATGATGAACATCGCGCAAAACAGTATCGCTTGGGATAAGGTGCGACTTGGCAAGTTCACGGGTAGCGGAATCAGCGCACTAATGACTGACCCTCGCACGAAAGCGGATAAGGAGGCAGGTAAGTGGTCGCAAACTGCCGAGAAGTACATCATCGGCAAAGCGATGGAGGTTATCACGGGGCAATCGAATGACGAGGCGTATGGTCGCGCAATTGATTGGGGCAACGAGTGGGAAGAGATAGCACTTGGTAAAGTTGCGATAGCAATCAACTCACCTACCGACCGCACTGAACTCAAACCATCATTCAAGCTCTGATGCATCACGGTCAATTAGGCATCGATGTCGGTGTCGAGGTCAAGTGTCCATTCAACTCAGTCAATCACTATATGCATTCGCAAGTAGTCGATGCGCAATCACTTTACGACATCAATGAAGACTACTATTGGCAAGTGCAGTTGAATATGCTTACCTTCAATCGAACACACTGGGTATTCGCATCATTCGACCCTCGTATGCCCGAACATCGAATGCTCCATCACGCAGTCATTGAATTCGAATCAGAGCGTATGACCGAACTTCTTGAGCGAATTGAACGCGCTGATGCCTATCGCAAGTCAATTGTTCAAAAGTGGAACTCGTTGTAAACAAAAATCGGATGCACCAGTCAATTAATTGAGTACAATTGCATCGACACCTCTAATGAAATTAAAGAATCCCATCATCACCGCTTTGCCAATGCACAATCGTGCGAGGGGTGTCCATCGCGTGTGATGGTGGGTCTTTTTAAATGAAAAAATCATTCTTACTTTACCTCGATTCGCTTGAGGTTCTAAATGTTCTTACCGATGAACAGGCAGGTCATTTATTCAAGGCAATTAGATGCCTTCAATTAGGACTTGAATGCAACATAGACCCATTCATTACTATCGCAATCGCTCCATTTATTCAACAGTTTAAGCGCGATGATGACAAGTATATGATGATAGTGGAGCGTAATCGAGCGAATGGTTTGAAAAATAGCAAGTTGTTATATTCAGAAAAAAGAACCCAATCGAACCCAGTGGCATCCAATGGTATCCAACCGAACCCAATGGTAACCGATAGTGATAGTGATAGTGATAGTGATAGTGATAGTGATAGTGATAGTGATATAAATAAAACTAAAGCAAAAAGAGAACCTCGCTCTGCTCGTGCAGACCCACCATCTGAATCAGATGTGATTGAATACTTCACATCGAATGGTTACCGTGCTGATATCGCTACCAACGCATTCAAGTACTATGACTCGGCTGATTGGCGTGACTCAAGAGGCAAGGCAGTCATCAACTGGAAGCAAAAAATGCGAGGTGTGTGGTTCAAAGACGAACATCGCACCAAGTCACCACAACAATCAACCTACCAACAATCATCCAAATACAAACCTGTATGAATCACGACATAGAAATCGAGCAAAGCATCATCGGAGTGATGTTACTCGAACCATCTACCATCGCTCAAGTGCTATCGTTCGTCACATCTGATATGTACTATGACCCTCGCCATCAGATACTGCATATCGCTATCGTCAAGATGGTCGAGGCAGGTGAATCAGTGGATATTCTAACCGCTACCCGATACCTGCGCAAAAGCGGTGACATCGACACCATTGGAGCGCACTATATCGCTCAACTCACTAATCGAATCACCAGTGCCGCAAATCTCGATACTTGGTGCAAGATGCTCTATGAGATGCATCTTATTCGCTCACTTAACCGAATAGGTCTTGAAATCGCGCAGAAGAGTGCCATAAACGACATAGATGCCTTCGACCTATATTATGAGTCCGTTTCTAAATTAGAGTCGCTTATTGCGGCTAATATCAAATCAGATATTAAACACATCAGTGAACTGTCACCCGAAGTAACGACATCGATTCTCGAACGAATGAAGTCAGTGAATGCAGTAAGCGGTTACTCAACAAGCATTAGGAGCGTTGACCATCTCATCGGAGGTCACCAAAAAAGCGACTTGATGTATATGGCAGGAAGACCTGCGATGGGTAAGACCGCGATGGCACTCACCGAAGTGCTTGAACTTGCTAAAAAGAGTATACCAGTTGCCTTCTTTTCGCTTGAGATGTCATCAACGCAAATCGCTTTTCGACTAATGTCAATGCTCAGTGGTATCAATGGTGCAACACTAATGAAGTACCGACTCGATGACACTATGCTAAAGACCTACTATCAGCACCTCGATGCATTTAATGCGCTACCCATTTACATAGATGACACACCTGCCTTATCAGTGACCGACTTACGCGCTAAAGTCAAG